CCAGATTAGTCTGTTGTTTGGCTGAGCCGCATAATTGCCATTTTCTAATGCCAATACATGAGCGCACTTATGTTCGTGCGGAATTTCCGAATGATCGGTATCTACTATATTACTCTCTGGATGGGCCCAGTCAACCGTAAAAAGGTACGCACCGGCATACCATTTTTTATCTTTTCCTATGAATTTACCGGACTGACCGTCCAAGACATCAAAAGAAGTAACGCTAGGATAGTAACTAAAGCAATTCCATAGCTCCAGCTCGTCAAGTCGCATCCTAGGAACCTCTTTGACATTATAGCCTTTTTGGATAAATGCAGAGATGGGTAAACGGTAAAAGATTGCACCGTTTTCCATAATGGCATGGAATAAAATCGGACGACCAGTGATACTAGCCAACGCGAAAATGATACAGTCTTCAGCTTCTCCATGATGTTCTTTAAGATCATAGAGATACTCTCTCCTGACCTGCGCGTAGGTCGCAGGAATGTTTGCGTTTAAGTATGCCATCCAACATAAAACCCTATTGTGCTATGATTATTAAAACAACTACTACTGCTACAGCAATAGAAATCTTTTTATGAGCGAGTACTAATGCCCATAATTTTTTTGCTTGTTCCATATTTCCTCCTAATCGTAAATGTTGCCCCAAGTTTTTCCTGATTCGTAGTCTACTTTGTTTGGTACTTCTAGGTCAACTGCGGTTTCCATTATTTCAATTATTCGTTTAGCTTTCTTATCAGATTCTACAGAAATATCCAGTTCATCGTGAATCTGTATATGGGCTATAATACCCTCTTTATATAGATCCAGCATTGCTTTTTTAGTCATGTCTGCGGCAGATCCCTGTATTAACTTGTTTAAAGCTTTATATGTAAAAGCTCGTTTTATTAAAGTCTGATCTTTTTCTTTTAACGTTTTTCTAATCCTTTCAATTTTTTCTTCTTCTGCTTCTGGATATTTTTCTTTATACTGCTTAATATATTTGGCTTCTATTTCATCTCTTGTCCCGGTAACAGAAAGCTTTCCACGTCTAAATTCATTAATTTCATATTTCTCAAAGTTACATCTTCTTCCACCTAAAGTCCGGATATATCCATCTGTTTCCGCTGCCTCAGTAGTTTTATCCATTAAGTTTTTTACAAAGGGAACACTGTCGTGATATTTATCGAATAATTCTTCAGCTTCTTGTCTCGTGCTTAAACCTAATTCTGCTTGTAATTTAGCTTTACCCATTCCATAAAATAATCCAAGATTAATTGTTTTAGCTTGGATTCGTTCTATTTTTGCCATGTCAGCAACAATTTTATGAAAATCTACAGAACCTTTTTTAAATCTATCTACAATCTCAATCACTGATTTATCCTTCGCGAGAGAGCTTCTTGCTGCATAGTGTACTACAAGTCTTGGTTCTTGTTGCGAGTAATCAAAACAACCCCATTTATGTTCTCTTTCCGGAAGAAAGAGTGATCTTATCATTGGTCCTAATTCTTTATTCCTTGCTGGAATTTGCTGAAGATTTGGCTTGCTGTACGAAAATCGACCCGTGACTGTGCCTCCGCTATCTGATCTAATTGGATTAATATCTGCATGAATTCTACCTTTATGTTCGTAGCGGATAATAGTATCAATGAATGTAGTATGCGCTTTATTTACTTCTCGGGCTTTTGCTATTTTTTTAACTATTGGATGAGAATGAGTAGCAAGAAAGTTTTTGGTGAATGACGGAGCATTTATTTTTTCAGTTCTTTTATAAGGTAAATTCAGTTTATCAAAAACTTTGGCAATACTTCTTGCGGCCATTATTTGAACATCTATTTGTGTTTCTTTTTTTACTTCTTGCAACAAGCCTGTTTCTTGTTCAAGTAGTGTTTGCTTCACTTGGTGAGCTTGTTCGATGTCTACGCGCACGCCTTTAAATTTCATATCTACTAGGCATGGAAAAAGTTGAGTTTCTAAATCAAAAACCTTTGTAAGATTTTCTTTCTGTATTTTTTGAGACAAGACTTTAGCAAGTTTTAAAGTTAATTCCGCGTCTTTTTCTGCGTATGATCCAACATCCATGGCTGGAAGCTTATACATTTCAGATTTTGCATCCACACCTGCTTTATCTGCAGCGGCTTTTAATCCAGTTTCATCTTTTATTTCGCCGAGATAGTCATAAGCAATACTATTTAACGTGTACCAGAATCTGTTTTCGTCTATTAAAGACGCCATGACCATCGTATCTATAATACGACCCTTTATCTCGACGCCGTATGCCTTTAACCAGCATACGTCATACATAGCATTATGAAATATTTTTGTAGCGGGCAATGCACAAACTTTTGTTATCCATTGCATAACTTTACGCTTGTCGAAAAAATTACCTTGATCGTGTCCAAAAGAAAAATAACCAGACCATCCGTCAACTGCTACTGCAATGCCTATAATCTCTCCATCATTAACTAAAGCGCCAGACCCTCTTGATTTTAATCCTGGATCTCTAGTTTCTAAGTCTATTGCAATAAAATCATATTTTGTTAAATCTTTAAAAGATTCGGGAGATATCCATTCGGTTTGAGCCTCGAACATCATTTACCAGCTTTCCACTTCTTATAGCCTTCTACCCATGATTCCTTTTTTTCTTTCTTGTCTCCATAATCTCTTTCAATAATCATATCGATAAAATGTTTAGCTTTTTCTAAATCTTCCTTTCCTCCTTTATATAGATGTCTACAAACATATTTAATAATATTTCCTTCGGGAAAAAGCAATTTGTTCTCTATGACAAATTTACTTGGCTGAATTTTCATTTTTTTATAATGAGTTCCTCCAATTTGTTTATCGTATGTGCTCATGTAAATATAAAATAAAGTTTAATTCCAAAATAAAAAGTCATCATTGATAATAAGACAAGTTCACTAGTGATAGAATGAGGTGTCATAGTATTGGTTCTCCTATTGTGTAGTATCTATCTGTTAAAGGCGCCATAATATATAATCGCTGTTTAGCTCGAGTTATACCCACAAAAATTAATCTATGCTGTGCGTCAGGATTTCTTTCAGCTTCTCGAAAAGGAAGCCATTGATTTTCAGTTCCATAGTCTGTGAATAAAACAACATTGTCACACTCTCTTCCTTTCGAACCATGTATGGTGGACAATTCTATTTTAGTATTACTCATTAAATCATCACCTTTCTTTAATAATGTTTTTATATAATTTTTTGTGTCTTCATCAATTTTGAATTGTTCCCAGCTTCCTGACGCTAGCAACCCGTGATCTTTTTTTAATTTATTTAAGTTTACATGCTCTATTCCCTCTAAAGATTCCCCACTGGAAAAACCATATGCCACATGACCGTCTTTATATCTAAGAAATGTTTCATACAGTGTCTTCGCATCTTCCTCTTTAACTGGTTCGCCTTTTTGTAAAAGAATCCATGTTCTATAGGATTGTAAAACATCATTAGTTAAAATCTTATTTCCTTTACGTTCAAATCTCATTCCAATCCTAAAAAAGTGGCTTCCTATCTCATCTAATAACTTGTTAGTTTGAGCTAATACCATCCAATTTCCTTCGGTAAAATCTATATTATCCAAGTGATAGTGTTCAAAAAGTTCGCCCTCAGCTTTTCTAGCATCCCAAGATTTATCTAAACGATTTTCTATTTGGGATAGTACTTCTAAAGCTTTTGCGTGAATTTTTTTTGGAACTCGATGTGACTCAATCTGATTATCTGGCTTTGCTTTCCATCCTTTAGGCAAGTTCTCTTTTTCTAAATTTATAAATATATTAGGATCAGCGCCTTGAAAGGTGTAGATAGTTTGATCATCGTCTCCTGCTATATATGATCTTTTGCAGTGTTTCTCTATGTAAAAGAACATGTCCCATTGTGAAGGACTTAAATCCTGAGCTTCATCAAGAAAAACTGCTTCAATTTCACTAATTAAACTGCCTGGATTATTCATTTTATCTTTCTTTTCAAACAGCTCTATCATATCATGAAACTCTATCATTTTAGTATGCTCTTTAAATGTTTTTAAATCTTGATTTAGTTGATGAGTAAAATCTATTTCTTCATGCTCTAAGGATAGTTCAAAAGCCGCTTGTTCTAAATCTATTTTTTTAGATCTAGCGTATTGTATTATTCGCATGTGATTGTTCTCATATTTAGGATTGCCTGCAGTATCCACAGTAGTTTCAAAGGACATATTTTGATAAGCCTGGTGATTCGGATCATCTTTAAATATTTGCCATTTTCTTTTACCTTTTAATAATATTTTGGATGTTTTTCCTTTACCAAATAATTCTCTGGTTCCTAAACTATGCATTGTAGAAACATATAAAAGATCATGTTTGATTCTTTTAGCTGCTTCATTAACACCAGCATTACTATAAGTAATGTAAATTATTTTTTGAGGATCTGTTTTATATTCATTAATTTCGTTTTCTAAATAATGATTAACGAGTCGAAAGGTTTTACCAGTTCCTGGAGGCCCAGGTATAATTGTTCTTATTCCCATGGTTCTTTTTGCCTTTCGTTAATTCTAGGATTTGGTCTATCAAGTTTTATTGTTTTCATAACCATGACTCGATTATTTTTTCCAGCTAATTTTTTAGTTTTTTCTTCTACTTCAAATAATGTTTCCATCAGTCTAATCGTTTTTCCTTTAGGATATGTTTT